TGGCGGCGAAGGAAGATTGCAAGAATCATTCATATTCCCGGGTGCATTTACCATTTTGCATTAGGATTCTGCAAGAACATAAAGAAAAGGACTGAAACCTTGTATCAAAGTTTCAGTCCTTTTATGGTCGAAGTGGCGGGATTCGAACCCGCGGCCTTTTGGTCCCGAAAACCCCGATGAAGCACATGCCCGCCCTGGGCTGTTACATTTCGCCGTCCGGCGTTCCGTTTCCTGCCTGTTTGTTTCGTTTTCTGCCCGGCCCGGCTGGCCGGCCGGTCGTTTTGCCCCCGATTTTGCACCCCGCTTTTCGGGTGCTTCCAGGGTTTTGCAGTAGAATATGAATATGTTTTCTATAAAGTGTAATAAGTGTATTTTGTGTAATACCGTTTTTTTCTTCCTATATATGCCGGCTTGTGAATGTATTACACATTTTTGTTTCTGACTAACACCTAAAACAAAAAAGTGTAATTGAGAGGATAGCCCCCCCTGAAAATTTGAACGTCCCGCGCTGTAAACGACAGGCCCCCGCCGGTGTCGGAACCCCCACTTTTTTGTTTTGAAAGTAGGGGGGGATGGGTGCAGGATTCCCGTCTGCATAAACATGCGGCCGCTTTTATATAAATAAGTGCAGCGGAATCTATTTTTCTAAAAAATCGCGCGAATACTCTTGACCGCGTAGCCCGCACCCATTGTTTCCCGCGACCTTCCGGGCACATGGCCACCTTCCCGCGCGCCGGAACCGCGCCGGCATTGCCTGGCCACGCGCGGCCAGGCTGACCGCTGCACCCTTTGGGATGGCCTGCAGGCCCGCACAGCCGCTTCGTGGTCATGGCTGGCCATCTTCCCGCCTGTGCTGTCGGACGCGCCACGCGGCCTGTTCTGGCCGTCTGTGGGCGTTTGTATTCGCCATTCTGAGGCGTTTTCAGATTGTTGCATGGGCATTTCCTTGTCTTGCCTTCCTGAAAATCGATTACAGGGCAAAAAAGCGAGGCACATTCCTGGCCAGAAAACCGGGAATGTGCCTTTGTTTGTCAGAAGTTCTGGGCGTCGGTCGGGTTGTTGAAGACACCGAAGGCAGCCAGCGCGGCCAGGATCAGCTCGACCAGCTGCTGCCAGGTTTCATTCGTCAGGCCGATGACCTCAAACAGGCCCCAGTTGCCCAGGACAAAGCCGATGATCGCAAGCACGGCCACCCAGGCCGCCTTGCTCTTGAGTCTGTTCTGCATGGTGGTATTCCTCCTTATTCGTGGGGCTGATGGTACAGCTCCCGGTGTTCCTGAAGGTGTTCGTCGATGCGCTTGTGGGCGCTCTTGACGCTCTCATTGACGGCGACCACGCGCCGATCCACGTCGCTGATCTCGTTGCGCATGGCTCTGATGTCCACGCGGATGTCGTCCACACCACGGATCAGGTACCGCATGTCGGTGCGCGTCTGTTCGTCCATGGCTGCGCTGGTGCTTGTGTCCTGGTCTTTGTTGCGACGCCAGGAAGAAATGGCCAGCACCAGGGTGCAGAAGGCCAGCACGGCCATGATGATTTCGGACACAGTCAAGGGCATTCCTCCTTCCCCAACATGGACAGCTGCGCCGGTTCTTCAGTCATGCCCCTGAACATGCCCAGCTGAAGGCCAGCCAGGCGTCGCCGCATGATGTCCACGTTGTGCTGTTCCAGCTCGATGCCGGTGCATGTATACCCTTCCAGGAGCGCAGCTTCCAGGGTGCTGCCGCTGCCTGCAAACGGGTCAAGGATTCGACCGCCCTGTTCGCATATCCGCACCACCTGGCGCATCAGTGCAAGCGGTTTCTGTGTCTGGTGCCATCGCTCATGCGTCGGCACGTTCGGGTGTTGGTACAGTCCGGGAAGCACGGGTGCCTTCCTGGTGGTCGGCATTTGCCCGTTGCTGCCCCAGACGATGAATTCGCACTGCTGCCTGAAGCGGCCCAGCTGCGGCCTGCAGGTGGTCTTGTCCCACACGGCCACGCCGCGCCACGTCCAGCCTGCCCACTGCATGGCGTCAGTCAGGGCGGGCAGCTGACGCCAGTCGATGAACAGCACGATCACGCCGCCAGGCTTGACCACGCGCCGGCACTCCACCAGGATTTCGTGCAGGAACGACGTCCACGCCCGCTGGGCCAGCGCATCGCCTGAAAAATCCGGGTATGGGTTGCCCTGCTCCCCGTAGGACGTGTATTTGTCGCGGGTGCTTTTCGCCTTTTCGCCCATGCTCATGCCGCCGGACGCATACGGCGGGTCTGTGATGATCGCGTCGTAGTCATCGGAGGGCATTTCGCGCAGGCGCAGCAGGGCGTCGCCTTGACGTACATCAAGCCAGTCGTTCATTATGCCTTTTCCTCCGTTGCCGTGGCCCCCTTGTAGGTTTCCAGCAGATAGGTGGCGGTCGCTGCATCCACGCCGGGGATCGTCACCAGGAAGGTGACAGCCGGCTGCGTTTCGGCTTCCTGCATGGCCTTCAGGGCCTTGAAGGAAACAGGGCCGAATTTCCCATCGACTTCGATGCCGGCGGCCTTCTGGAAGGCGCGCACGCCCTTTTCGGTGTTGTTGCCGAAGACGCCGTCAGCCTTGCCGCAGTCGTAGCCCAGGGCATTCAGCGCGGCCTGCAGCTCTTTGACGTCGTCGCCCTTCATGTCGGGGCTGACGTTCTTCAGCGTCCTGTCGCCCAGCTTGTAGGCCGTGGGCGTCGCCGGCGCGGCAGGCGTCTGGCCTGTGGGTGCTTCGTATTCCATGCCCCAGTTCGGGCGGCCGAAGCCGGCCAGGCGGTTGTAGTTGCGTTTGTATTTCTTCTCGCGCACGCAGCCGCCGTTGGCCACCACGCCGCTGGCGCTGGACGTGTTGCCTTCCACGGTGTAGACATAGGTGTCGTCCACCGCATACACCAGGCCGGTGTGGGAAATGCTGGTCTTGTCTTTGCTGTAGAAGAAGATCTGATCGCCCGGCTGCGGATCGTCGAACAGGCGGCCGTTTTTCTTGTAATACTGGCGGGAATACTTGCAGCCCGCGCCGCAGTTACCGGCACCGAAGGGCTGGAAGGTCAGCGCCAGGGCGGCTTCCAGGCCATACGCCTGCACCATGCTCCAATCGTAGAACATGTCGCACCAGGCCACGCCCTGTTTGCGGCCATTGTAGAAGCCCAGGGCGTCCAGGTCGCGGGCGTATTTCGTGCGGTTGTTGTCGCCGGCGTTGGCAGTCTTGTCGTCCAGCTGGTCGTTCGTTTCCTTTTCCAGGTACCCGACTTCCGCGCGGGCGATGGCGATCACCTTTTTCGGATCATAAACCAAGGGGCATTCCTCCTTCGCGGGTTCTTCGGTTTCGCCGGCATAGGCGTCGAAATACTTCTGACCGTACCCGGCGCGCCGGTTCTTTGCGGCGTCTGACTGATCGGCCGGTTTTTCGTAGCGGGTCAGCACGATGTCGGATGCTTCCTTCACGCTGCGGGCCTGCACCAGCGTCTTCATCACGGTGGTGTAGCTGGCCAGCTCATGCACCAGGAAGTCCAGCTGCATGTCCAGGTCGCCGATGGACTTACCTGCATCTTTTGCGAATTCCTGCAGGTTACGCTTCCGGCTGTGGTACGTCCACTGTGCCAGGCCGTAGCCGGCGCTGTCCCGCACGAAGTTGGTGTAGCTGCCGTTGTCCACGGCCGCCGTGTATTCTTCGTCGGACAGGCCCAGCTTCCGGCTGTAGCTGTTCTGCAGGTTGTTGGCCCGCAGGCCGCTTTCTGCGTACAGGTTGCCCATCAGACCGGCCACGCCGAAGGGATTCCCGATCTTTGCGATCAGGTAGTCCCATATCTTCTTGTCGTTCATTTCTTCACCTTCTGTCCGGGTTGATATTTGTGCGTCCACCAGATGGCGACGATCAGCAGCGCGCTGCCGGCAACAAAAACGGCGGCCAGAATGATGCCGCCGATCAGGATCGCGTTCACAGATTGATCACCTCACCGCTTTCGCACCAGGAATTGTACCGGGCGCGGATGTCGTCTTCCAGTTCTGGCCATGGATCGACGCCACGCACGACGCGCACGCTGATGTCGTATTCACTGACGCCCAGGTCGGTGCTGTATTTGCACACGACCGGCGACAGGAAGACGTCCACGGTGCCGTCGCCGTTGTCCTCGATCCAGTAAAAACGGTGCCCCCTGCCGGGCGTGTCGTCCAGCAGGGGGCGGTTGATCCTGGGCATGCCCATCACTCCTCAGTGATCAGGTGTTCAACGCCGGAATCACGCAGCAGTTCCGCGACCTGTTCCTTCAGCTTCGCGGGTACCTGTGCATAGGTCTTTTTGCCCAGCATGATCTGCTGTGCCCAAAGCATGGCCATCATCGTTTCGCCCTCCTTTCCGAAAAATATCTGAAACAAAAGCGCGGTCAGCTTATTCACCATAAACGACCTCGCTCATTTCCAGCACGCATTCGGTCAGCAGCTGGATGGTCGCGTCTTGCTCTGCCAGCTTTTCGCGCATCTGCTGCACCGTCATGGGGTGGTCTTCTTCCTGGCCGGGTTCTTCGTCCGGCAGCAGCTCCGTGTCCGGCTCCGGCACGACCGGGTCGGGGATCGGCACCGTTTCGCCGTCATCCAGCACGGCGCGCAGGTCAAGGTATTCCTGCTGGTCGATGAGGGCGGCTTCCACGGTTTCGTAGCTGCCGGCAGCTGCCGGGGCCGGGTTCAGCCACTGCACGCGCCAGATGTTGGCGCCGTCGTGGCTCATGATAAACTGCGCATCTTCCGGCGCGCAGCTGATCAGGATGCGGTTCTTTTCCTGCCACTTCAGCCAGATTTCACCGGCGTCAACGATGACGCCGTCCCGGATGACCTTGTAATACTTCATGCAATCTTCATCCCTTTCAATCCGTAGCCACGGAACAGTTCGTTGTACAGCAGCAGCATGCGCTTGCGCTGGCGGTAGGTGCTGGCCACCTGGCGGGTGTTGCCGTACCAGCTCTTGAAGGTCGTCAGCACGTCGTGCAGCTCCATTTCGCCGGCGTCCACCATCCTGCGGAATTTCTTCAGCTTCCGGCGCATTCGGACGATGCTGCCCTTCGCGTTCTTGCGGATCACGGCCCCGGTCTTCGTGATGATGTAGCGCACCTTCAGGAACGTGGTGCCGCGTGACATTCTGGTGATGTGCGTCTTCTTTTCATTCAGCTGCAGCCCCAGTGCTGCAGCTTCCCGCCGGATCACATCCAGCAGCCGCTGCATGTCCTTCCTGGTGCCGTAGGCGATGCCGTCGTCCATGAAGCGGATGTAGCAGCGGGTGCGCTCCCTGTCCTTCACGGTGTGGTCAAGGCTGTTCGGGATCACCAGGGCCATGTCCTGGGATATTTGGCTGCCCAGGGTCGCGCCGGCCAGCTCGTCGTTCTGCAGCTTGCGGTTCATCTCCCGCCGGACAGCTGCCCCGCGCATCAGGGTGATGTCCTGGGCCTGGTACAGCTTGATGAAGTGCATCGTCAGATCGACCAGGCGCTGATCCATGCCGGCACCGATCAGGCGCTGCCGGCACAGCCGGTGCGGGATGTTGCTGAAATAGCCGGTAAAATCATAGGCCAGGGCGTAGGTGTCGCGCCCATGGGCGGCAGCATGACGCATCAGGAAGCGCATGTTCCGGCTGCGGGCATGGGATACGCCCTTGCCCTTTGTGCTTGCGGGGTTGTCGTAGATCAGCAGCGGCTGCGTCAGGGGCGTGATGCTGCTGTCGCACAGCGCGCCCTGGATGACGCGGGCGTCGATCATGATCGCGTGGATCACACGCTGCTTGCCGCGCTCATAGACCACGCGCCGCCTGATCGTCTGGTTGATCCTCAGACGCCCGGCATGCAGGTCGTCTTTTGTGCGCTTGATCTTGACCACGGCGTGCTGAAGATAGCGCTGCACGCTGCCCTTCCATTCGACGCTGCTGCGCCTGCGTTTCAGGGATTTGTGCAGGTTCTGCATGGTGATCACGCGGCTGAAGGAGCCGTGTTCCTCAATCCGCGCCCGGCGCTTTTCGGCCTTCCTGGCCTTGTCGCGCTCGATGCGCTTCTGAATTCTTTCTTGATTTGTCATGGTGATGAAGTGCGCCTTCGCCCTTTCCGGCTCTTGTCTGATCTGTCGTGCTGCCGGATCAATGTTCGGGAATGAAACGGTGGGGACAGTCAGACCACCGCCATGCAAGAAGCGTCCGCCCGTTCATAAAGGGACACCGGCGTGGTGTGCTGCGCTTGGATCAGCGCCGCCATCAATTTACCGGGGATCGCCCGGAGGGTTGCTTTCTCCTTCTCATAAATTGAAATGCTTCACCCTTATTCATGGTTACTTGATTTATGGGAATCGGGGGCAGACGCCATTCACGTTCGTCGCGTTGTTGCCGTTCGTGTTCACATTGCCGTTATTGTTGACATTGCAGAAGTTCGCGGCGTTGGTCACAGACGCGCCGCGCAGCCAGAAGTTGTAGGCGACCAGCCTTGCAGGAAGCAACCCGTGTTTCTCCTTTCTCATGGAAGGGCAGAAAAACGGCCTTTGTCAGCCTTCTTCAGACCTTCCAGCAGCTTCAGCTCCGCGTCGATCAGGCCGGCCCATTCGTCCATCGTGCGTTCGCTGTAGTCCATCAGGTTCCACAGGGCCAGCACAGGGCGCTGCATGCCGTTCAGGCTGTCAATGGCTTCCTGAAGGTGCTGGGCGCGCTGCAGGGCTTCCTGCTTTGTTTCGGGCATTTTGCGGTTGGCAGCGATAACGTGGTACAGGGCGGCGTCAGCCAGCGCGGCCAGCTGCTGGCCGATGAAGTCGGTGCAGCCGGCCGGTGCGTGGCCGATCTTCTGGTAGCTGTATTTGTGCAGGTCGCACATGGTCTTGATGAATTGCAGCTCTTTGGCCTTTTGCCTGGGAAGCGTCAGCATCATGGGCGGGGCCTCCGTTCGTTTCATCACGCCGTAGATCAGGGCGCATTCCCGGTTGACCATGCCGGCCAGGTGATCCATGCCGCCTTCGCTGCTGTCCTTCAGGTTCCAGTAGGCCAGCAGGGGCAGCTGCAGCTTCGCCAGACACAGCAGCGCGTCCTCGAAAAAGACGCGCCGGCATTCGTTCGCGTCGGGCTTGCCGCCGTTCTGTTCGTTCGCCAGGATCGTGTCGGTGTACGCCTGGTTTGCGGGTTCGTAGATTCTGCGGTCAAGGTATTTGTGGTACCGTGCCGGCAGCGTATTCAGCCGGGCGTTCAGCTCTTTGCAGATGTTGGCCATCTGTCGTTCAAACTCCGTGAAGGCCACGGCGCGCTTGCGTCTGAGTACAGCCATGCAGGCACCTTCTTTCGGGATCATGGAAGGGTCTGCCCCGACTTACGCGGGGCAGATGTAGAGGATTCGGGCTGCGCCCGTCAGATAGAGAAGCGGGGGCAGACGCCAACCACGTCCGTCGCGCCGTTGCCGCCCGTGTTCACATAGCCGTTATAGCTGACAATGCAGAAGTACGCGGCGCTGGCCACAGACGCGCCGCGCAGCCAGAAGATGTAGGCGACCAGCCATTTGCCATCCTTGCGCAGGTAGCCGCGGCTGCTGTCGTTGGTGTCCAGCCAGATGTCACCGTCCACGATGGTGTTCGCTGCGTTCAGTGTCGGATCGTCCGCTGCGCTGAAGACGTTGTAGCCATCACGGGGGAAGGACTCCGGCCCCTTGAATTTCACGCGGGTGGTGCCGTTGATGAAGAACGGGATGTGTTCAGCACCTTCATACACCCACGGCTCACTGGTGCCGCCCTGCATTTCGATGTAGGAAGGCAGCCAGATTTGCGCCTTCATGGTCGCGATGCTGTGGTTGGTGCCGTCAACGTACTGCATGCAGTTGATCGTGCATTCTTCCATCATCCGCTGCCAGATTTCCGGGAAGGCGGGCAGCACGCGGGTGGTCAGGTAGGTGTACATTTCAGACGCTTCGAAGCCGCCTGCATTGCTGCCGGTCGGGTTCATGCGATGGTACCGGCTCAGAAGGCTGGCAAAAATGAAGTCGATCTGCGTCTTCTGTGCGGAATTGGATGCCAGCTTGTACGCGCCGAAGGTACCGGCTTCAGCCCGGTATACTTCGCGCGGCCATTTGGCGATCTTCCTGCAGACCGTTTCTCCCAGATCGCCGTACCAGATGCGGCAGGAGTGCAGCTTGCCGGTCGCGTAGTCGTAAAACTCCCCGGCGTCGGATTTCGCAGCGCCCACGACCAGGGTCGCGTCGGCCACGGTGTCGATCAGCTTCGTCAGCTCCGTGTAGCCGATGGCTGCTTCGTTCAGGCGGGAAGCGTACACCTTCAGGTTCCGGCTGCCGGCTTCATGCCGCAGTACGACGATCTCGCGGTTGTCTGCAGATCCCGTGCCGTAGCTGTTGGTGCTCCACTGCACGCTGACGCCGCCGTTATATTTGACCTTGAAGCCCATGTAGCCGTCGTCCTTCATGCAGCACACGGCGGTGGCGTCGGCGATGGTGGCAGTGTATTCCACGTCCACGACCAGCACCCAGGGGTCGGCGATGCCGCCGGCCAGCAGCTTGATGCCGGTGTCTTTGTGGGTGGCTCCATCCATCACCATGTCGGTGGCGACGTCCACATGGCGCACGTTCGTGAAGTCGGGCTGGTAGCCCATTTCGATCAGCACGCGATCCTTCGCGGCGAAGTATTCGGCGGCACGTCCTTCGCGCTTGATGGCGTAAATCTGCGTAGGCGTCAGGCTGGTGGTGTCCACGCCGACGCTGGGCATTTCGCCGCGCTCCCAGACCGGGTAGACGTCGATGTCCTGATCGACGAAGCCGGTGGACTTGTCCCAGTCTTTGAATTGATAATAGACGGCCAGGCTTTCTTCGTCCGTGCGTGTGGGCACGTTGCCGCTGTATACGGCTTCCGCGCCGTAGTCCACCTGTTTGGTGCCCATCAGCGCGTTCTGATAGCCGTACCAGTTGACGGTGTACTTCCGGGGCGCTTCGCTGTATACGGCGTTGATCGTGCGGTCTGCCAGCACGGCGGTCAGCACATTGTCCCAGCCGTCGTAGGTGTACACGGTGGAAATGCTGCTGGGGCGCGCCGGGGTGTCGATCAGGCCGTTCGCCACAGGATCGACGGCGTCGCCGTTGCGGTCGACGTACTGTTCGTGCAGCACGCTGCCGTCCCAGTTCAAAAACTGCACTTTGTGCTGCTGCACCATCGTGTCGTAGGTGATCGCCAGATCGGGCCAGGCGTTGACGTAACTCAGGTATTCCTGCTGCCGGATCGGGCCGCTGATGTGCACCTTGCCGGACAGCGTGCTGCTGTTCATGGCCAGGATCGCGTTCAGCGCGGCCGTGCTGGTCAGCGTCCAGTCGATGCCGATCAGCACCAGCGTCTGCAGCGTGTCCGCTGCTTCCTGCACGATGGCCAGTTCATCCACGACCGTGTATTCCTCAGTCAGGGATTCCAGGCTGTCGTAGTCCATGCGCAGGTCGGTCAGGTAGGACAGGTTGCGCATCACCAGGGTGTTCACCGTGGCCGGCAGGTAGGCGTGCACGATCTTGCCATTCGGCGCGAAGGTGACGCCCGTCAGGGCCGTGCCTTCAGCGTACAGGGTTTCCAGGTTGCCGCAGTTGGTCAGGTTCAGAGAACCGATCAGATTCGGGCAGCCGCGCAGGTTCAGCATCTGCAGCAGCGTGTTGTTGCCGATGTTCAGATTCGTCAGGAAGGCGTTGCTGTAGCCGCTGGTGTTGTTGCCGATGATCAGCGTCTGGATTTTGCGGGCCTTGCTGAAGTCGTTGTCGTGGATGTACGCGCCGGACAGGTCGTTCAGGGCCTGGATGCGGCTTGCGCAGTAGATCAGCACGGCGGTGTCGTCCATCGCGCCGGACAGCGGGTTTTTGATCTCATATTCCTGGCCAGCCTTCGCGCGCACCTGCAGGGGCGTGCTGTTGCCGTACATGACGGAAATGTACATGTCGGTGTACGGGACGATGCGCAGGTCATAGTTCGGGGCAACAACGGCCGACTGCGGCGTGTTGCAGCGGAACATGATCTGGTCGGCCTTGACCTCTGCGCCGACGTACTTCGTGCCCATGTACGGTTCCTGGTCGCGCTCCCACTGCCTGCGGTGGTAGCGCTTGCGGCCGTTCATCATGGTTTCCAGGAAGCGGCGGGTGCCGCCTTCGTAGGTGCGGTAGTATTTGCGTTCGATGTCCAGCCGCCACAGTTCTTCAGGCCACTGCTCCTGCCAGGCGTCGAATTCGGCGATCAGTCCTTCAGCACTCCATGCGCCGGCAGATTCGCGCGACAGGTACATGGCCTGCAGCTGCGCGTGCATCAGATCGCGCATGCGGCAGAAGAAAATGCTTTCGGCGGCGTTGTAGATGTAGCCGGAGGACGCATCGCCGTCCGTGCGGTAGTCCACGTCTTCCTTGCCGTAGGTCATGGTCATTTCGCCGCTGTTGTTGATGCCGATGGCCGTGTCGTTGTCGTAGTCCCAGCTGTCGAAGCGGTAGCCGTCGTTGATGGCAGCGGCGGCGTCGTCGATGATGTACCACGCGGCCTTGCTGCCCAGCTGCGTGGCTTCTTCCTGGCTGATGTACACCTTCGACCAGTGCCAGAAGGTATTTTTCGCCCGGTTGTCCACCATGGTGTAGCGCTCCGTGAACAGGTACATGTATTCAAATGCACCCGGCACGCACCAGTTGTGCAGCTCAGAAACAAACGCAGCATCGGACGACGTCACCACCCATTTGTAGAATTCGCACCAGATCGCGATGTTCGCGGCCTGTTCTTCGTCGGTGACGTCGGGGTGTTCGTATCGGAATTCATAGGTGTCGCCCCAGGCGTTGTGCAGCGAATCGTATGCCGGGTTGCCGGCCGTCCACCACGATCTGGCGATGGGGTAGACCTGCTTGCCGTCATCATCGACCACGCCGCTGGGAAAGATGGAATTCGGCAGCGTGTTGTCGCTGATCTCCACCACGAATTCGTGATGGTCGTCCGGGTTGGTGGTGCGGCTCTGATCGGTGTCTTTGCCGTCGCCGATGTTGCCGATGCCGTAGAAATGCCAGTCGGTGTCCTGGAATTCCCGGTGCGTGGTCAGGTCGCTGCTGTTTTCGCGCACAAACACGACACAGTTGCAGAATTCCATGGTGATCTTCGCGTTGGCGTCCCTGCGCACACTGCCCGGCGTGTAGGGCAGATAACGGTTGTACCGCTTCTGCAGCAGGGCGTTGTTCGCGTTCTCAGACGATGCGATGTTCACCTTGATGCAGAACATGTTCGTCGGGACGCTGCTGCGGGTCAGCGTGACCTTGCCGGTGCCGTCGGCGTACCGGGTATTGTCGCCCAGGGTCAGCTCCGTTTTATAGTCGGGGTCGTGGGTGATCTTCTTGTGCGTCCAGGTACCGTCGCAGCACATGTACAGGTTCAGGTTTCGGCCTGCATATCCGTATTCGTTGGACGTGGTACCCTGGCCGCTGTGGTAACAGTTCACGGCGCGCCAGTTGTCCAGGGCCGTGTCGCCGCCTTTGTGGATGCACTCGATGATGGTGCCCTTCACCAGTTCGCCCTTGTCCTGGGTAAAGTAGGGCGCGTCGATCTTGATGATCTTCAGATCAGGGCAGGCAGCCGCCACTGAATCGGGCGTCAGGGCGTTGTTTTCGTTGTAAATCTGGTTGCGGTAGTATCTGGCCAGCATCACTTCGGCGCTGCGGGCGTCGGCGATGAAATTGCTCAGAATGTCCGCGTCGGTCAGGGCGTTGGTGTACGCCTTCATGCGGTAGATGTGGATGTCGCAATCGTCGCTGCCGATGGTGATCGGCACCGCTTCGGCGGCGTACTGGTACAGGCGATGGGATGCGTCATAGATCAGCGGCCGGAAGCCGACGCCGTCCTCGTAGCTCATGATCAGGGCCGTGGCGGTGGCGTCTTCCTGATCCAGCGGGTGCACATTGAATTCAAATTCAATGATGTCTTCCTCACTGTATGGCATATACAGCGGGTCGTCGCCGGTGGCGCTGGTCATCAGGTACGCAGCATGCGCGTCCATGCGCAGGCCCACGGCCGTGTCGCCGGTCACGCAGGACAGGAAGGTCGCACCCACGTCGCGCACGTTGGTCACCCTGAAGACCAGCTTGAATTCCGCGCCGTACAGGGCGGCGTTGTGCTTGAACAGCGGGTGATTGATCACTGCGCGGGTGCCGGCCTTCACACAAAAATACTGGTTTCCGTCGGCGTCGATCTGATAGCCGCCGTTCGTCCAGTCGAAGTTATCGGACACCGTCATGGCGACGTCCGTGTCTGCGTCCGTCCACAGCCGGTTCGCGCTGTTGTTGCTCAGTCCCACAGGGTTGAAGTCGAAGGCCAGGCCGGCTGTGATCGGCGTGATCTCAATGCCCAGTTCTTCGACGGCCACGATGATCTTCAGCTGCGTGACGCCGCAGGTCACGATCAGGGTGTGATCGCCCACGACGTCGGTCTTGTAGGGCCACACATGGGCGCTGGTGGTCAGCACCTCAGTGGACGCCGCTGCGCCGTCCACGGTCTTGACGATGGTCGGCGCTGCCGTGTTCGGGTCAAAGACGTGCATCTGGATGCCGGTGGAGTCGTACTGCTTCGCCGGCACCTTGCCGTAATGGTCGTAGCGGTAGATGCAGCCGATCACAGGCACGTCGGACGCTTCGTCAAACCAGACAATATCCTTGAAAATGTGGTCGGTTTCGATGTCCGCATTGTTGACGGTTGCAGTGATGTAACACTCCAAAAGGTGCGCGCCGTGCGCCTGCGCGGGCAGCGTGTAGGACTGCAGCACGCCGGAAGACGTCACGGTCGCCGGCGTCAGCTCTTTGCCGTCCAGGATGACGTGCACCGTCTTGCTGACGGCTCCGTAGGGCGTGTATGTGAATTTCACGGGATTACCCGCCGGGTAGGTGATGCGGTCGCTGAAGGTTGATTCGATGCGCACGTCCACCACCTGCACCGTCCACGTCTTGACCACCGTGCTGCCGCCTGCGTCCACCACGGTCAGGGTGAAGCGCTGCGTACCGATGCCGACGTTTTCCGTGAAGTCGAAGGTGTTCGTGCCCTGAATGCACGCGCCGGTGGCCAGCACCGTGCTGCCCAGCTTCCAGGTGTAGGAACCGTCGATGGCTTCGCCGTCGCTGTCGGTGCTGGAATAGTTGAATGCGATCTCCACCTTGTCGGTGGGGGTGATGATCAGGGGCGAAGCGGTGATGCGATCCACGGTCAGGTTCGTGGTGGTCGTGCTGCCGCCACCGCCGCCGCCCTGGATCACAAACTGGCTGACCACTTCTTCGGTGCTGCCCTTCACCTGGTACAGGGTGAACACGTTTTCAGCTTCTTCGCCGTTGGCCAGGACAGCCGTGCCGTAGGTGGCGTAGTAGGTGAAGCCCTCAGTGTCCAGGCTGTTCAGGGTCTGCTGCAGCGTTTCCACGCTGCGGCCCAGGGCTGCGATGTTGGTCGTGTTGGTTTCGATATTGCTGGTGTTGGCGGCGATGGTATTGCGAAGCGCAGCCAGCAGCTGATCGACTTCATCCTTCGTGTAGGCGTCGGTCAGCTTGATGGTCACGGTCGCGCCGGTGATCGGTTCGCCGCCGCTGGTCAGCTGCAGCACGCCTGTGGTTTCGTCGAACGTCAGGCCGTCAGCTGCGCCGCCGGCTTCGCCGGCCAGCTTCTTTGCTTCGTCGATGCCCTTCTGCAGCTCAGTTTTCGCCGTTTCCAGATCGCCCACGCGGGTGGTCAGCGCGGCGATCTCCTGGGCATTGGTGCCGTTTTTCTTCAGGTCTGCAATGTCGTCGCGCGCCTGCTGGTCAACGACTTCATACGTCTGACCGTTGGGGAAGGTCAGCGTTTTCATCGGTTCGGTCGCCATCTGGTTTCCTCCTTACGTTTGAGTAGTCGCAAACGGGCCGATGGACACGTTGCCGTTGTTATCGTCCACGACGTCCACCAGGCCGGACAGCGTCACATTGCCGGCGTCGTCGTCGGTCACGACGAAGTCCCAGTTCAGCTTGTCCGCTGCCGCATTCGCCCGGTCTGCGGCCGTCTGCGCGTTTTCGGTGGCGGCGTTCGCCGCCTGCAGGATCGCTTCGATGCTGGCCACCTGCGCCAGCAGCGTTTCCAGATCGGGCACGACGCCGCCCGGATCGATCACGGCGTCATTGTTCGGGCCTTTGCCCACGTTGAAGCGCAGCACCGACAGCGTCAGGATCGTGCCGGCGGTGTTCGTCAGCCGGAAGATGGACACCAGCGGGCCTTCGATGGCATAGCATTCCTGTGTCAGCGTGACGCTGACCAGGTTGCCGGTGATGGTGCCCTTCACGGCCACGGTGGTGTGGTCTGCGCGGTTGAAGTAACAGATGGCGCTTGTCCCGTTCAGATCGGCGGCCCGGCCGTTGTCCAGAACAGTGACGGCCCAGGTGTGCGCATTCTTGTCGCCGTCGGTCATCAGCGCTTCAGACCACGCGGTCGGCGCGCTGCCGCTGGCCGCCAGATCGACGGTCTGCCGGATTTTCCATTGTGCCATGGGTCGTCCTCCTTAATAGTCGCCGCCGCCCACGCTCTGCACGAAGGTCTGCACGAACAGGTTCGCTTCGATGCGGGTCAGCTTGTCCGGCACCAGCTCCACGGTGTGCCATGCGCCGCGCCTGATCCTGCCTTCTTCGTCCTTTTCCAGGTAGGCGACGATGTCTAATTCGTCGGCGCTGGTTCCGCTGACGTTCGGGATCGCCGTGCCGTCCACCTTGATGGTGATGCTGCCGGCCTTTTCGCCTTCGAAGATGCCGTAGATCGTGCCGTGGGTGTGGGCGTCGATACTCACGGTGTGGGTGTGCGACGGAATAGAGATGGCCAGTTCCGGGATGTTTACGGCCACGGCGACGTTGTGGTAATGGCTGTGGGTGTGACTGTGTGCCGGCACGTCGTGGGTGTGCTGCATGTCGTGGGTGTGCGGTGCCATGCTGTGGTTATGCTTTCCGGCGCTGCCGGTGTCGCCGGTTCCGGCATAACTGGTGTTGACTGCGCCGGCGCTGCCGGTGTCGCCGCTGATCTCAATGGTCTTTGCTGCGTAACTGTTTACGCCGCCTGTATTATTGCCAGCTGTGAAGCTGCTGCTGGTGCTGTGGGTGTGCCCCCATGACAGGGAATAGGTGTCTGAAAAGCTGTGCGAATGGCTGCCGCCGGTGTGTCGGTGGCTGGGGCCGCTGTGGGTGTGCGCACCGTTTTCACCGGTCACCAGGGCGCTGCTGCTGGAATAAGTGGTCAGGATACTGCTGTTGCTGGTGGTCTGCTTTGCGCATTCGCTGGTCGTAGACGCGCCAGCGCCGGAAGAATCCACCGGGCTGGACACAAGAGCGACGCTTGAAATGGCCACGGCTGCAGTGGATGCAGCCACCTGGCCGCCGCTGCCGCTGGTTCGTTCGCTGCCGCCGCCGGCTGCAGCCCCCTTTTCGTAGGCGCGGAATTTTTCGGCGGTGAAGGACAGCAGCATCTGATTGATGCGCACGCAGCCGTTTGGCACGAACACGCGCATGACTGCCGGGTGTTCTTCGTCGGCGTTGTCCATGAATTGCTGGGCGTACAGGTTCGTCGCGCCCTGGCTGTACAGGTCGTTGATGCCCTGGCGGTCGGCCAGGTTGTTGATGCTGTCGGCGATGTCGCGCGGGCTGTTGGCGATGGTGATGTCCACGTCGCCGCTGCGGCCGCGCACGTCAGCCTTTGCGACGTTCACGATCCTGGCCTGGAATTCGACGCCGTCTTCGCCGTCCATCACATGGACGATCTTGCCGGGCATGAATTTGTCCCATTCGTCGCCGGTCAGCTGCACCAGGTCGGCAGCCTTCGCGGTGTAGGTGGTGTACGGGATTTTCAGCCCTTCCAGCAGGGCCTGGCCGCGCGCCTTCAGGGCTTCGGCGTTCTCGAACCGGCGATCCACGAAGACGCTTTTCTTCACGCCGTACACGCTGATCGTGTCGGCGTCGATGTAGGGTAGCCCGTTGTTGATGTCGCGGATCGTCAGCTGGTTGACGCCTTCGCCGTAGCCCAGCAGGTACAGCCGCGTCACCAGCGTGGTGGCGTCCACGCTCTTGCTGATCTGCTGCAGGTTGCGCTTGTAGTAGATGCCGCACCCGGCTTCAGCGTCGGCCCGGCGCAGGTTGATCGTCCAGGGCGTCGTGCTGGTGTCGAATTCCCAGGTGAAGGGATCGGTCAGCACGTTGCCCAGGCTCAGAAGCGCGCCCAGCAGCGTGTCGTTTTCAAACTTGTAGGCGTAGTAGTTGGTGAATTCACAGACGCCCAGCTGCCAGCGCTGCACCTCCTGGCGGGCCAGGATGTAGCGGATCACGGCCGCTGTGTCCACGGTCGTGCCGCCGATTTCGTGGTACCCGAACAGGATGTCGTCCACCAACGTGGCCGCAACGTGTTCGCAGGTGTAGGACGTGAAGCCGTCCGGGCTTGTCACGTCGTCGTCAGGGATGCCGATGATGCGGTACATGCCCAGTTCACGCGGGCCATCATCCAGGCTGACCAGGTTGTGCATCTGGCAGAAAGCGTTCTTCGGGTCTTTGTTGGGCAGCCTGAAGGTGGCCGTCCACAGGTCATTGTGGGGCAGCTGGTAGCCGATGGCGTCGGCGTATTCCAGGATCGCCAGCATGTTGATGTTCTGATCGTATACTTTGATCACAGCAGACACCCCCATGCCGTTGCAGTAACCAGGGCAGGGCCGGACAGCGTCACGGTCAGGTTCCCCGGTTCCGTCAGCTGCAGCTGGTCAAACTTCACCGCGTGCGGCAGCGCATTGGCCACGCTGCTGCCAGGGTTGATGATCGTCGCTTCGATGGGCGGTTCCATGTTCAGCGACAGGGTGGCACCGACTGCCAGGCTCAGATTTTTGCTCAGTTCCACGGTGTGCCCGGCCGGATCGGCGACCACCACGCGGGTGATCGGGCTGCTGCCGGTGTTTTTGATGGTCAAAGATACCGGGCAGGGATCGACGGTATTCACCGCCACCAGCAGCGTGGTGGTGCCGGCTGCTGCGGATTTCTGCGCGACGGCGGGCGTCAGGTCGCGGGTGTATGGCTGCACCCTGAAGGTCACGACGATGCCGCCGTCGATCCATGCCTTCGTGTCCCACTTGATGGCGGCCGTTACTTCCGCTTCGTGGTAGTGCATGGGTTCATAGTCCCAGCACAGCTGATGGCGGCCCGTCTTCAGCCAGGCGGCCACATCACGGGCCAGCTGCTGCCCGGCCTGCATGGTTGCGGGCGTCTTCATCGGCACCAGCGTGCCGGTCATGGTGTAGGGTTTATGGTTGGGCCTGTCGTTCATCAGCACCGTGCCGGGCACGCCGGCGATGCTGTATTCGCTGCGCTCTGTTTCGGGGCTGATGGTGCGCGTCTTGTCTGCGATATACACGCAGCCAAAGTCCCGAAGGCAGTGCAGGCCGTTAAAAGTGAAATTGACTTCTGCCGCACTCATACAAGCACCATCCTTCCTGTGCGCCCCTTTGCGGTCTTGCCGGTGCGCTCCCGCGTGGCCCGGCTGGTGTAGGGTTCCAGCTCACTGCCGAATTCGCGCCCGTTGACGTCGATCACGGCGGTGCCGATGCCGGCGTCTTTGTTGGCCTTCGCCACGGCTTCGCCCAGCTGGTCGTAGTCCAGCTCAAAAGCAGATGCGGCCATGCTGCTGCGCGATTGCGCAGTGCTGGCTGCGGCCATGTTGGAAAGACGTTCGGCGCTGTCCAGCACCTGATCCATGTTTCGTTCAATGCCCTGGGCGAAGCCCTGGTCGAACCACTGGCCGATTTCGGCCATCTTTTTGGAAGGCGACGCGATGCCCAGTTCACGCTTCGCGGCGTTGTAGGCCGCACGGGCTGCAGCTCTGGCAGCTGCTGCGATGGTTCCGCTGCTGCTGCTGATGCCGCGTGCGACGCCCTGGGAAATGGCGCTGCCGATGTAGACGAAGCTGCTGCCATTAGCCCCCACGGCAGTGTCCAGGGCTGTTTTGACGGTTGTGGCCATCGCTGTGCCCGTCCGTCGGAGAAGCTCTGCTTTGTTGGCCACGCCGGTGTGCAAGCCCGTCGCATATGCTTCGCCGATGGTGGTGCCGTTTTCTGCGTTCATAATGGTGGTCACAGCGGTCTGGGTGTCAGCAGCTGCAGTGCTTGCTGTGGTCGTCAGCGTTTCCTGTTGCCCGGTGATGCCGGTCACGATGCTGCTGATCCATTCGCCGCCGATGCCGCCGGTGTCCCCGCCGCCGCCTTCGCCCAGGCCGAAGGCCGTCTTGAAGGCGCTGACGCAGGATGTCGCTGCGGTGTTGGCTGCGGTTTCCAGATCGGGCACGCCGCTGGTGATGCCGGTGCTGACGTTGTCCGTGATGGCCTTGCCGGCTTCCTGGGCTTCGCTGGCTTCCACGGCTTCTTCGTCATCCCAGCCGAACCAGCCCTTGATGGTGTCCCAGATGCTGCCGCCGATCTTGCCCAGGGTGTCCAGGGCGCTGTTCAGGCCGTTGCTGATGGTGCTGCCGATGCCTGCCCAGTCGATGCCCTCGATGGTGGTCTTCGCAGCGGTGAAGCTGCCGGACAGCCATGCGCCTGCGGTGTCGATCACGCCGTTGACGCCGGTGCTGATCGCGGTGCCGATGCCTGCCCAGTTGATCCCGTCGATGGTGGTCTTCGCAGCGGTGAAGCTGCCGGACAGCCATGCACCTGCGGTGTCGATCACGCCGTTGATGCCGTCGCTGATCGTGGTGCCGATCCCGGCCCAGTCGATCCCGTCGATGGTGGTCTTCGCAGCGGTGAAGCTGCCGGACAGCCATGCGCCTGCGGTGTCGATCACGCCGTTGATGCCGGTGCTGATCGCGGTGCCGATGCCGGCCCAGTTGATGCTGTCGATGGTGGTCTTCGCAGCGGTGAAGCTGCCGGACAGCCATGCGCCTGCGGTGTCGATCACGCCGTTGACGCCGGTGCTGATCGCAGTGCCGATGCCCGCCCAGTTGATGCTGTCGATGGTGGTCTTCGCAGCGGTAAACGCGCCGGACAGGAATGCGCCTGCGGTGTCGATCACGCCGTTGACGCCGGTGCTGATCGCGGTGCCGATACCCGCCCAGTCGATGGCGTCGATGGTAGTCTTCGCAGCGGTAAACGCGCCGGACAGGAATGCGCCGGCGGTGTCGATCACGCCGTTGACGCCGTTGCCGATGGTGGTTCCGATGCTGCCCCAGTCGATGGCGTCGATGGCTGCCTTGCCGGCAGTGAAGCCGCCGGACAGGAATGCGCCGGCGACGTCGATCACGCCGGTGACGCCGCCCAGGATGGTGCTGCCGATGCTGCCCCAGTCGATGGATGTGATGGCGTCTTTGCCAGCGGTAAACAGGCCGGACAGGAAGCCGCCGGCGGTGTCCAGTGCGCCGGTGACGCCGCCCAGGATCGTGGTGCCGATGCCGCCCCAGTCGGTGGACGTGATGGCGTCTTTGCCGGCGGTGAACAGGCCGGACAGGAAATTGCCGGCAGTGTCCAGTGCGCCGGTGACGCCGCCCAGGATGGTGCTGCCGATGCCGCCCCAGTCGATGGACGTCGCTGCATCCTTGCCGGTGGTGAACAGGCCGGACAGCCATGCGCCTGCGGTGTCCAGCAGGCCCGTGATGCCGTTCCAGATCGCTGTGCCGATGCTGCCCCAGTCAAGGCCGGCGGCTGCATCCTTGCCGGTAGTAAACAGGCCGGACAGCCATGCGCCTGCGGTGTCCAGCAGGCCCGTGATGCCGTTCCAGATCGCTGTGCCCACTGCGCCCCAGTCGATGGCCTGGATGGCCGTCCAGGCGTCGCTGAACAGCGTGCCCAGGCTTTCGCCGATGGTACCCAGGGCCGACATGATCGCATCGAACAGCGTCTTGCCCAGTCCGGCCCAGTCAACAGCGGTCAGGCCGTCCCAGATCGCTGAAATGATCTCAGGCAGCCGGGCCACCAGCTGGGGCAGGGCTGCGATCAGACCGGCCGCCAGCTCCACGATCATCTGAAGCGCGACCGGGATCAGCTGGGGCAGGTTGGCGGTCAGACCGTCCACCAGGCCCAAAACGATGGAAACGGCTGCGTCGAGCAGCTTTGGCGCGCTTTCGATCAGGAATGTGGCCACGCTGGTGACGATGTTCGTCGCCAGCGCTGCGATGGGCGCGGCGTTGGCTGCCACAGCGTCGACGACGCTTTGCAGCAGCCCCATGGCTGCCGGAAGCAGCGCATTCACCAGGCCGGGCAGCGTGCTGACCATAATGCCCACCACTTCGCTGATCGCGCTGCTGAACACGTCGCCGTTTTCGTCGATCAGGGTCTGCAGTTCGCCGATCCCTTCCAGCAGCGTGTCGGCCACGGTCGTGCCGATGGTCTTGATGTCTTCCGGCTGGAAGCCGTCGGCCAGGGCGTCGGTCACGGCGTTGCACATGGCTGCCGCCTTCTTCGACATGGCTTGCGCAGCGGGAAGCAGTTCGCTTTGAATGGATCTCTTTGCGCCTTCCAGGGCATTGTCCAGGTCGTCGTATCTTACGTCGTTGATTTGTTCCAGGGCGTCAGCACCGGCCAGCGCTTCGCCTGTGATGTTGCTCAGAACGTCCAGCACGCCAGGCCCCAGGTCTTCAAACTGCGTGCCGAACAGGGCCACGGCCAGCTGGTTCTGCTTCAGCGGGTCTTTGACGCTTTTCAGCGCATTGACCACCTGAGAAAACGCCAGCTGCGCAGCCGGGCCGCCCTGTGCCAGGGCAGCGGAAAAGGAATCGGCGTTCAGGCCCAGATCGCTGAATGCCTGGGCAGTGGTTTCGCTGCCGTCCACGGCGCGGATGCTGAATTCTTTCACGGCGTCGCCGATCTTGTCGATGGAAAACGCGCCGGATTCTGCGCCGTTGATCAGCACCTGCATGAATTGGTCGGCGTCAAGGCCCACGGCCTTGAATTTCGGCGCGTATTCGCTCAGCACGTCCAGCAGGTCGCCGTTCTGGTTCGCGCCCCTCTGAGCGCCGAGGGCGATTAGGTTGTACGCCTGTTCGGCGCTGATGCCGAAGTTGTTCATCAGGGCCGAAGCTGTGCGGCTGGATTCCTGGAATTCAAAACCGAAGGTGTCCCGCAGCAGGAAGCCGCTTTCCGTCGCCTGCTTCAGGGCGTCGCCCACCAGGCCGGTGTTCGTCTTCGTGGTGGCCAGGGCTTCGTTCACTTCGCCGATGTTTTCGCCGAAGTTGTTGCGCCATACTTCCTGGGCGATTTCACCCATGGCGGCCAGCTCCGCGCCGGTCGCGCCGGTCTGCGCGGACAGCATGTTGTTGCCGGCGATGAAGTCCGTGCCCAGCTGCAGCATGTCCTGGCCACCCTTCAGGGCAGCAGCGCCCAGAGCTGCAATGGCTCCCGCCGCAGCAGCCAGGCCCGCAGTCAGCGCGCCGGCGGCGATGCTGCCGGCAGATGCCATAGCGTCACCCAGGGCGCTGGTGCTGCTTTCTGCGTCGTCTGCGCCGTCTGCAGCTTCGTCTGCGGCCTTGCCGGCGGCCTTCATGCCGTCGGCCATGCCTTCAGCTGCGCCGTCTGCATCGTCCGCAGCGCCTTCCAGGGCTTCCAGCTCCGATTCGGTCTTCGTGATCTCGGCGGCCGTGCCGTTCATGGCCGATTTGGCCTTGTTCAGGGCGATGGTCAGGTTGTCCAGCTCTTTGGCGCTGGATTTTCCGCTGGACTTTGCGGCGTCCAGCTTCGCGGCCATCATTTCGACCTTCTGGGCCTGGGCTTCATAGATGGCGGTCAGCTTCTGATGCTTGTCCCGCAGCGCGTCCATGCTGCCTTCCTGGCCCTTGAAGGCAGATTGCGACGCGGTCAGCTCCGATTTCAGCACGGTCAGCTGGCGGTTGATGTCGGAAACGGCTTGCTTGTATTCCTTGTCGCCCATCAGGCTGACGCGCGTTTTCATGTCATAGGTTTTTCCGGCCATGGCAGCACACCCCCTTCGTCACGGCCTGGGAATGCGCGCAAGGCGCGGGCCGCGTTTCTTTTCTTCTTCGCGCTTCTGTCGGCGCTCGATCTCTTTCTTCTGCGCGCGGATCATTTCGCGCTGCACGTTGACGATGGCGCGGGCGCTCATTTCCCAGAAGTCGTCCGCGCTGATTCCCATGTCAAGTGCGTGGTATAAAAGCCACGCCCACGGGTAGCTGCTGCTTCTTACTCCGTGGGCGTCTGTGCGTTTTTTTCATCAGGATCGGCGTCGGGGTCTTCGTCGGGCAGGCTCTGGATCACCCCGCTGCGCACCGCCTGGGCGACGCCGTCCACGTCGGTGATGCGGAAGTTCTCGTCGAAGTCCTCCCAGGTCACGTCCGCGCCGCCGGCTACAATGCCCGCATAGATCAGCGCCATCAGGGCGCGGTGCTTCGGCACGGCCACTTCGTTCATGATGCCGTAGTAGCCGATGTCTTTGCCGTACACGTCGGCGTAGATGTCTTCGGCGATTCGGGCGGCGTTGTTGTTGAATTTCATCGGGTAGCGCTGGCCCTTGAATGTGATGCCCTTCACGGGGGCGGCCACGTCGCGGCCCTTCATGGTGCTGATGTTGTCGTTCATTGTTTTACCTCCAAAGAAGGCCCCTGCAGGCTCTTACCTGCAGGGGCGCGTGTGTTAGGTGTTGGTGGTCTGGGTAGCGGTCTTCTCGTAGACGGCCTTGAACCAGTTGGTCACGGCTTCGGCCTTGACGTTGGGGCCGTCGCTGTCCACGACGTTGGCGATCTCGCCGTCGTGGCGGGCGTCAAACTGGGCGGTCAGGGTCGGGGTCTGGTATTCGATGTTGTCGCCACGGGTCTTCGCCTTCTTCTCGACTTCGGCGAATTTGCCCTTGTACAGCCACCACAGTTCCTTCTCGCCGTTGTCCTTCGTCTGCGCGAAGCCGACGGCGACGTAGGGGGCGCTCTGGTTGGTGTTCAGGCTTTCCACGCCGTTGGCGTCAACGGTGCGGCCCAGCAGCTTCTGACGGACGGCTGCGGATACCTGATCGACGTTGACGCTCAGATCGTAGCCGGCCAGGCGCTTTTCGCGGCGCACGGCCACATTGCTGGCGTGCAGGACGCCTTCGCGGTAGCGCGGGGTCACAGTGGTTTCGATGTTCTTCGCAAGCACTTCGGGGGTGCCATACGCTGCAGGCGTGTCGGCAGCGTCTTCGGTGGTCATCAGGGCGAAGTACAGGTCAAGTACGCCCTCATAGTAGCCGGTGGTCTGGACATTGTCAGCCATGGGTTATTCCTCCGTTTCTTTGGTCGAATAGTAACAGGTGACAGGCAGGTGATGCCAGCGGGTGTCCTGCTCATAGTCGGCAGGCCCCCAGCTGCCCACGAGGATGCCTGCAGCACGCAGGGCCTTGACCACGGTCGGGAATTCCGGCCCGATAGCCTGGCGGCCCCAGATGTCCACCTGCATGGTGTGCCGGGTGCGCTGGGCGGTGTTGCTGGCGAAGGCGTCAGGCTGCCCCAGCACCTCAAAAAAGGACAGATACACGGGCGCGTCGCCCTTGATCGGCGGCTGCGTCACGGGGTACGGCGTCGTTTCCAGCGCCGTCTGAAAAACTTTGAAAACATTCATGTGCGGGCCTCTCAATCGCGCATCAGGGCGGCGGCTACAGCTGCGCCGATGGCGTCGCCTTTGGTTTCCATGGCGGGACGCATCCAGGGCTGCGCCGGCATGTTGCTGCGGCCGTATTCCTGCACAGCGCCGATGGTTTCATACCGTTCGCCGTGCGGGTCTTTGCCGGTCGGGAACACGTCGGCGTGGTGGCCGTCCACGCTGTCGTAGAACGGCCCCTTCGCCTTGATGTGCCCCTTCAGGCCGCCGGTGCGCACGGGCGCGGTGTCTTCCATGGCTTGAACGGCTACCTTCGCGCCGGCCATGACGGCTGCAGGGCCGTTGCGGTCGATGCGTTCAGCTTCCAGGCTCATGCCCTGGATCAGGTCGTCGATGCCGTCGACGCTAAATCTGGCCATGGGTTGCGCCCTCCGATTCGGTGATGTGTGCCTTGATGCGCAGGAAGTCGCGCCGGTACCCCAGATGGTTGATCTGGTCGATGGTATAGGCGACGCCGTTCCACAGGATGCGCATGTCGGCAGTGACGCCGGACACCCAGCGCACCGTGAAGGTCACGGTGTTCTGCAGCTGGTGCGCGGCTGCTTCGTAAAATTCGCGCCCGCTGACGTCGGCGACGTCGGCGTACAGTGTGGCAAACGGCACCCAGGGCACCGTCTGCCGGCCGTAGTCGTCCGTGGTCGCGTGGTCAAGATCAGGGCGCTGCAGGTCGATCAGGTGCCTGAATTTGCCGATGTTCATGCCGTCCCCTCGCTTTCGGCGGGCGTGGCGCGCAGCTGGTGCATGATGGAGAACACGCCCAGCGGGGTGTGCTCCACGTTGCCCGGCTCTGCGACCACGCCCCGGTTGTCGATCCAGTGCGTGGCCAGCATATACACCGCCAGGGTGTACAGCGCGTTGTCCTTCATGAAGGGCACGCCGGCATTGTCCAGCCAGATTTTTGCGCCTTCCAGGAACAGGGTCAGGTCTTCATCGGTCATGTCAGGGGTCGCGCGGGAATAGCGGCGCAGGCCGTTGACGTCACACACTGGCGTCACCGCCCATTGCCGGCACGGGCAGGCCCATGCTGGACGCCCGCGCAAAGGCTTCGCCGACGAAGGTCGTCAGCGCTTCCTGGATGGCGTCCAGGTTCACGGCCACCCTGCCGGCGTCGAACACTTCGATGTTCAGGAATACGCCGCCGCCGGGGCGCAGGTTGCAGCTGACGTGCAGCACGTCCACGCGGTTCCCGCTTTCGTCGGTGATGCTGATGCTCTGGCTGGGGTTTTCAGCGCTCTGGATGTTCAGCATGGGGTTCCCTCCTTACGCGATGGTCAGGTTGCGACGGACAGCTGCGCCGGTGTCGAAGACGCTGGTGCCCATGCGGACGATGGCGCGCATTTCGATGCTGTCGGTGCGCCACGCAGCGCCGCCGACGTTGGTGCTGGCCACTTCCATGGGGTTGCGCTTGAACAGGGTGGCCAGCTGGTGCAGGTCGCCCACGAACATGGGAGCCTTGTTCTCGGTGGTCTTCAGCACGTTGTTGCCGATGACGTGCACGGTGCGGCCGTTGGCCAGGCGGGGCGTGCCGGTCTTGGGATCGGGGTTCAGCAGCGGGCGGCCGGTCTTGTCTTCCAGGTTGTCCAGCACGTCGAAGCCGTCCTGGTTGGTCACGATGGTGGAAGTCAGGGCGATGGCGGGGTCAAGCGTCTTGTTCATGACGCCCTTGATGGCCTTCAGCTCGCCGCCGGCGGCGACGTCTTCCGCTGCCAGGCCGTTCAGGATGGACAGCAGCAGGATGTTCTCGGTGATGACGCCCTTCTTCGCGATCCAGCGGGACAGGTACGCGAACAGGTTCGCCACTTCATCGCTGGCCAGTTCGTTGGAAACGGGCAGCCACATGGCGTACTTGGTCAGCTTGTAGGGCACCTTCGCGAAGCTGGGCTGATCGGACTGCGGGATTTCACCCATTTCGTCCACGGCGGTCATGCCGGTTTCAGGCGCGCTATCCATGATGCGCCAGCCGCTGTTGGTGCTGACGGATTCGACGCTGAACAGGTCGGCCAGGGGGTTCAGCGTGCGGCGCAGCTCATGAATCTGGTGATCGATGTCTTCGGGCACCAGGAAGCCGCCGTCAGCGCCGGCAGGATCGCCGCCGCTGATCGTCAGGGCGTCGTACAGCACGTTGTACTTCTCGATGCCGCGACCGGCCTTCAGGGTCACGCCGGCGCGCACAGCATCAGCGAAGGCGCGGGCGTATTCGTTGCTGCGCAGCATGCCGCGCAGGCGGCTTTCCTCGACGGCGGTCATCTGGGGTGCGGGGTTGACCTGGGCTGCAGCGGCAGCTTCGCCGTGCTGCAGCTCCTGCTGCGCCAGGTTCAGGCGCGCGTTCAGCTGCTGGATGGTTGCGGCGTGGGCGTCCATTTCGGCGGCGGTCGCGTTGGGATTCGCGATCAGCTGCCGGGCCTGGACGCGGGCCTGGTCGATCTGGTTCTGAATGTTGCGGATGTTTTCGCGGGCGTCGGTGATGTTAAAAGCGGGCATTTCGTTATCCTCCTTACATACTCAGCAGGCGCAGACGGGCGCGGGCCGCGTCGCCCTGTTCGGTCTGGTTTACGGGATTCTTTGCAGCTGCACGCTGTGCGGCTGCCTGTGCGGTGATCTGCTGCTGACGGCGGGCAGAATAGGCCACGGCGGGCATGATGCGGTCGCCGGCGCACAGGTGGGCCTGCAGCACGCGGGCGGTGCTGTCGGTCGTGGTGGTGTCTTCCGGCGCTGCCGGCAGGGCTTCGCCGTAGCTGATGGCGTCGATGAAGCCGTCTTCCAGGGCCTTGGCGGCGCTCATCCAGGTTTCCGCGTCCATCATCTTGGCAAGTTCGCGTTCGCTCTTGCCGGTTTTCAGGGCGTAGGCTGTGCGAATTCCCCGGTCGATTTCGGCCAGCATTTCCGCAGCGGCCTGCATGTCGGCCTTGTTGCCCATGGCGATGGTGGCAGCGTTGTGGATCATCATGTAGGCCGTGGGAGCCATTTCCACGCGGTCGCCCGCCATGGCCACCACGCTGGCAGCACTGGCGGCCAGGCCGTCAATGCGCACGGTGATCTGGCCTTCGTGTTCCTTCAGCATGCTGTAGATCAGGCTGCCGGCAACGACGTCGCCGCCGGGGCTGTTGATGTACACAGTCAGATCGCCGGGGTGGGCGTTCAGATCGGCGCGGAATTGCGCGGGCGTCACTTCGTCGCCCCACCAGCTTTCCTCTGCGATGGGGCCTTCCAGACGCAGCGTGTTGGGCTGTCCAGCGCCGCCGCCTTCCTCAAAGGCCCAGAAACATTTGGGCATGGTGTTACCTCCTTTCCTGGTTCGTGGTAGATACGGCCCCGATGGTTTCCGCTGTGGCCTGTTTCGCAACGGCCAGCGGTACCATGTCGCGGCTGATCATCAGGGTGTCGCCGTCCGGATCAGGCGGCCGGCCATCCTCGACGCGCACTTCGTTGGGCTTGATCCAGCCCGAACGGACGCCCATCTGGCGCACTTCGCCCATGGTCTTCAGATCGGCGCGCCACAGGTCGGCCAGGGTGAAGCGGAAGGCGTAGCCCTCCCGCAGCATGTCCCAGGTCAACAGCTTGCGGTTCAGCTCGTTTTCCCACTGCACCACGATGGGGCTGATGGTCATCTGCAGGTATTCCAGCATCGACTGTTCGGCCGTGGCGTAGCTGGTATCGGAATAGTCGCCCAGCATGTGCGGCGGGATGTTGTAGACGGTGGCCACACGGTTGCGCGTGATGCGCTCCACGTCCAGCACTTTGGCGTCCACCGGCGACTGCGTCAGGGTCGTGGCGGTGACGCCGCCCTCCAAAACGACCAGACGCCCGCCGCTGTCGCGGTAGGCGTCCAGGAATTGCTTGATGATGGTCTTCTTGCGCTGTTCGTTCAGGCCGGTGCCGGGAATGTTCAGCACCACGCCGGAATTGACGCCTTCCAGCTGGCGGGCTGAGAATTCTTTGATGTCGCGGTCATAGTCCAGCGTGCCCTTCAGCACGTCCACGGGCTTGATGCCGCGTTCTCCGTTGGCGCTCATGTGGCGCAGCACGATGATGCTGCTGTTGTGCACGGTGAGGGTCTTTCCGTTTTCCAGCAGCAGCTGGTACCACATTTCCAGCGTTTCCACGTCGCGCATCGGTGCAACACGCGCGGCGTCCAGGACGTCCAGGCGCACCGTGCGCCCGGTTTCGTTGGGCACCATCAGCGCGTAGGCGGTGCCCTCTGTGTTGCGGCTGGCTTCCATGCTCTGACGGAACACGAACGGCGTCATGCAGGGGTTCGGCGCGTAGGCGATCAGCCGTTCCAGATCGTGATCTTTCTGCAGCTCCTGCCCCTTGTACAGGTGGATCGGCAGCGCGGCGATGGTGTTGCTGATGCGCGACACGGCCGCATAGATCGCTTCGCTGCCCGTCAGGACGTAGTCCGCACGGGTTCGGCGCGCGCTGTTCATGACGCCGTAGTCCGGGTTTTCAGGCTTGTCGCGCGCCTTGTTCTGTCGCCGCTGCGGGCGGATTTTGTCAAAGATTCGCAAAACTATTCCCCCTTTATCCCATCAGGCTGTATACCGTCACGTCGGCTTCGCCGGCGGTGCCGTCTATCGGGTCTTTCTGCATGGCCACTGTCCAGGCGTCAATGGTGGCCATGAAGCCGTCGATCTTGCGGTAGCGGTTCCGCTTCGTCGGCATCCAGTTTTCTTTTTCCCGGTCTTTGTAGTCCTGCCGCAGCCGGACGTTGTGCATATACCAGCGCAGCATGGGGTCGTTGTTGGTGATCACGCGGCCGTCCAGCATGCTTTCCCTGAAGTCCTTCATCGGGTCGTTCAGGGTCAGCGGGCCTTGCCGCACGATCTGGCAGTCGAAGCCCTCCGCTTCCAGGGCACGGGTCAGCCAGATGGCGTTCGCCGGGTCGTAGCCGATGGTCATGATTTCGTATTGTTCGGCCATCTGCTTGAACCACTTGAAAACCTCATCCTGGGGCACATAATCGCCTTCGCAGATCGTCAGCAGCCCCAGCATGGCGTAGTTGTAGTAGTCGATTTTTTCGTTGTTCAGATCCACCTTGCGCCGGGTTGTCCAGCTGTGGTGCAGGATAAAGAAACGGCCATCGTCCAGCGGGAAAAGCAGCACCGCAGCCGTGAAGTCTTCACGGCTGGACAGGTCGTACCCGCCGTAGCAGGCGCGGCCGCGCAGCATTTCCAGGTCGATGGTCGCTTTGTTTCGGTCGATGACGTCAATGGTCAGGTATGCCGCTTCGCTGTTGTCTGCGGTCACGTTCAGCTGCTTCGTGATAAAGTCGGCCTTTTCCTGGGGCGTCTGCTTGCAGCGCTCCCAGTCTGCCTTCAGGGTGTCCAGGGTCAGCAGCGATCCCATGCTGGGGTTCGCCTTGATCCAGCAGCTGGTGTCCTCGATGTCGTCACCCTTGTCCAGTTCGCAAATAAAGGCAAACATACGATCAGCCACAGCCTGCGACAGGATGCCGTCGGTCAAGGCGTCGCTGAACAGCCCGTAGAAGCTGGACAGCACGCCGTCCAGCACCGTGCCCATGGTGGTGATGTAAAGCGACAGCGGCTGGCTGCGCTTGTTCATACCACGGCGCACGACGTTGATCAGACGGAAGTCCTGAAATTCATGGATTTCGTCGAAGATCGCGATGTGTGGGTTCAGGCCGTCCAGGCGTCTGCTGTCACTGGCGCGGTGTTTGATCGTTGCGTTGTTGCCGTCGTAGTAGACGCCGTCGCGCAGCGCCCTGAAGCGCGGGGCCAGGAAGGGGCTGGCTTTGATCTGCTTTTTGCATTCCTCGAAGACGATGCCGGCCTGTTCCTTGCTGTTGGCCAGCAGATAAATGTCCGCACCGCGTTCCCCGTCTTTGCATGCTCCGTATGTGCTGTTGCCGGCCATCAGGGTGCTTTTGCCGTTGCCGCGGCCGACGACGATCAGACCTTCGCGGAACCGGCGCAGGCCGGTGGCCTTGTCGATCCAGCCGTACAGGTTGCCCTCGCAGAAGCATTCCCAGGGCAGCAGCTCCATGCTGTCGTAGTCGCCCTTTGTCGGGCGCAGGAAGCGCTCCATGAATGCCGAAGGGCGTACCGCCAGGCGTTCGTCGAAGGCCCACGGGTATGCAGGGTCGTGACGTGCGCGGTCTAATTCGCGCTGGAATCGCTCACATGCAAGCCGCACCTTTTCGCAGGTGATGATTCGGCCAGACAGGACGTCCTCCGGGTATCCATAGATTTTGTCAAGTATTTTAGAATTCGTCGAATTCGTCATTTACCGGGACGGGTGCGGCTTTCCGGCTGTTCGGCGTCAGCCGCAGCTCGGACAGGTGTTTGCGCTGCTGCTCCATCAGCATGCGCGCGGTGACGATGCTCTTGTTTTCGCGTTTCATCCGCTGCCGGCCGTTGTGCCAGTCCTCGACGACGCCACGGGTGCGGATATCCTCAAACAGCTGCTGCTTCATCTGCTCCATAGTGGCGATGTCGGCGATCAGCATCTGATCCTGGTCGTTGATCCCTTCCGGGCGCGACGCGCAGGCTTCACACAGCCGGTCGTAGCAGCGGATCGCCACCGGGTCGGTGATCTGCTCCATGTGCTGCGTTCGCAGTTCGGTGTTCATGGGTGTCCCTCCTATATCTTGATGACGCGCATTCGCGTGGGCTGTTTCTTCGGTGCGGCTTTTCCCCGGCCGCCCTTCTCCGGGTGCTTTCGATTGTGGCAGATGTCGCAAAGGCTGCGCAAGTTGTCGATGTCCAGTTCCAGGTCGGGGCGTTCTTTCCGGGGAATAACGTGGTGCACCATGGTGGCGTCGCGCGGCTTTTCGCCCGTGACCAGGTAGCGCTCCATGCAGTCGGTGCAGATGTAGTTGTCCATCCGCAGCCGTTCGTCGCGCACGGCCAGCCACGGCCCGCTGTGATAGAACGGGTCGGCCTCTTTGTATTTCTTTTTCACGCGCTCACCACCTGAATGAAAAACGCCCGGGCGCGTTCTGATCGCGTCGGGCGTTCCTGATGTCAATTTGTGCAGTGTAATAATAACATGGGGGTGGGTGTAATGGGTAGAGCATGTGCGCCGCATCTGCTGTTACATTACTGTCATGTGACGTTACCTGCGCCGCATGTGACAGCATCTGACAATCGCTCAAAAGCGACAGCGCTGTCGCTTTTGCCGTTCGCTCTTGCAACAGTATCCGCGATGGGGTATAATTGGGTATATTACTCAATGGAGGGCTGATCATGATTAGATTTCTATCTGTGTTTCTGGTTGTCTTGCTTATGCTCGTTCCCGCTGCGCTGGCTGAATCGCCGGATTGGTCGCAATACTCCGATGATGATCTTCGTCGGATGCGTGATGAAATTTCGGTGATGCTGTCTGTCCGCGCCCTTGAAGGGGGCGATGCCGGCGCTGCATTGCTTGCCGGCGATCTGGGGCCGTATCATCTTGAAGCGATTGCTATTGAAAGAATGCAGGATCATCAGGACGCGCCGTGTCTTGTCGTTACCTATCGTTTCACCAATAACAGTGACGCAGCGGCCACGATGCTGCGCGTGATTGACACAAAGGCGTTTCAGGGTGGTGTGCAGTGCAAGAATCCCACGCTGATCATCGGCGTCAATCCGAATGACATGGCCCTGGAAGTAAAGCCGGGGGCGTCCATTACGGTTCAGAAGGGTTATTCCTTGTATGATGAAAACAGCCCCGTCGATTTTGAATTCAGACTGACGTCAGCCCCAACAGCTGCCCCTCTGTGTCTGACGTATCTGCTTCAGGAATAAATAACCCCCCGGCTTTTCAGGCCGGGGGGTTATTGTGTCTTGCGGGCGTTCAGTTTCTGGCCTTGTCCATATACCAGGAAGGCAGCAGCGTGGCCACCATGGCTTCGGGTATGTCGTCCAGGTGGATGCACGCCGTGCTTTTCATGGTGCGGACGTAGCCGTAACTGTAGGACATTTCGCGCGCGACGATGGTCAGCGGCTTGCCCTGGATGTAAAAGCCGTCGATGATCTTGCATTCGGTTTCCGGCAGCATGTCCAGCAGCCGGCAGGCGGCGGCCAGCTCTGCCGCATACTCTTCGTCGCGTCGCCTGATGCTGCGTTCCAGAAGGTCGATTTCGGCCATGATCGCCGAGAGCTTGTCAGGCTCTGCTGTGCTGCGGGCACCGATGCCGTCCAGCGCGGTGCTCATGCGGGTGGCGCTTTCACGGTACCGCGTGATGCGCTCACGCAGTGCACGCTTGTCGCTTTCCGCAGCTTTGCACCGTTCAAAAATCTGCATGGCCGTCATGTTGCACCCTCCCGTTGCTATCAGTCGTCGTCGCTGTCATACTGGGCGCTGTTGCCCTTCGTCCCCAGGAATTCCACGCTTTCGGCCACGATCTCCGTCACATACCGGCGCTGGCCGTCTTCGCCGTCGTACTGCCGCGTTTCAATGCGGCCTTCCACTGCCACCTTGCGGCCCTTCGTCAGGTATCGCAGGCAGTTGTCGGCGGTCGTGCGCCACACGACCACGTTCAGGTAGTCGGCCTGCCGTTCGCCGTTCTGGTCGGTGTGCCGGCGGTTGATCGCCAGGCTGAAGCGGCACCAGCTGACGCCGTTCTGTGTCGTGCCGCCTTCGGGGTCGCGGGTCAGGTTGCCGATCAAAATAACCTTGTTCATGGGTGTACCTCCGTTATTCTTTATAGGTGCCGGCGTTCATGGCCATGGCGATCAGGGAATATTCGCAGCTGATGGGGTGTTCCTCCATCGGCGGGGCGATGTTCCACATGGCCCGCCGCAGCGGGCAGCGGTCGATTTCTCTGCCTTCCTTCAGACACAGGCCGCACTCGTGCCGGATGGCCGTGTTCATCAGCTCCTTCAGATCATCTTCTCGCAGTAAGGTGTACTCAGGTGTGTGCACGGGCGCGTTCATGCGGATCAGCACTTCGCCGAAGGCCATCAGGTTCTGCATGTGGCGCAGGTTCTTCATGGGAATGACGTCATACAGCTGCTGCAGCAGCTTGTTCAGGGTGGTGGTTACCAGCCGCCACTGCCGCCAGCCGTTGGGGATTTCCTGCAGGCGATCCCGCAGCGCGTCGCCGCTTTCGCACAGCTTCAGGTCGAGCACGCTTGCGAATTCCAGCGCCCGCAGCTCCTTGCCGCTCATGGGCACGCAGCCCATCAGCCTGTCCATGGCGTTGTCCTGGCGGCGCTGCTGTTCGGCCAGGGTGGTGGTCTTGAAGTATCGAACCTTGCCACTCACTGATCATCACCGCCCATCGATGTCACACGGACGATCTGCCCGCCGAGCAGCTTGCAAAGATGCCCGGTTTTTGCGGCGTCTGCGATCAGCTGGCCCTGGTAGGCCATACCGAAGCAAAAGGTGAAAAACAGGATGCAGAACAGCCCCAGGGCTGCCAGCAGGATCATCAACAGGTTCATGCTTTGGTTCCTCCCTTTGCTTTGATGGCCTTCATGGCCTTGTAGTCGTCCCAGATTTGGACGGATTGCAGGGCTACGCTGTATTCGCAGCGGGGCAGCTCCCGCACGCTGCTGACGCCCGTGGTCAGCTTCAGCGCACGCCGGATCGCGTTCGCCACGGCCTTTTCACAGCCGGGTGCGCGGTAGTCGCTGCACAGCGCGCCGGCGCGGTCGCGGATCGCGGTGTTGATCGCCGCCGCCTGGGCGGGCGTGACCTTCGTCAGCAGTCTGATCTCCCGTTCCATGGATGCGATGCGCTCATTGGTGGCGCGCATCATGTTGGCCATGCTCACCGTGGCCTGTGCCATCTGCAGGAAGGCTTTGGACACTTCCGGGGGCAGCTGCGCCAGTGTTGCGTCGCTGATCGGCGTCACAGCCGGCAGGGCCTGGGCTGTTTCCTGGTTATTCATTGCGGTCGCTCCTTCCGTAGTCCTGCAGCTTCTGGGCCATGGCGGCCACCTGAAGGGCTTCAGCTGCCACGCTTACAGCCCAGCCTTCGATCCTTGCGGCAGCCATTCCGGCCAGGTGATCGGCGTCGCCGCGAATGGCTTCCCACAGCTGGTCGGTGTGGTATTGCACCTTGTTCAGGGCTTCGGCCGTTTCGGTCACTTCTTCCAGCAGGACGGCGTACCCTTCGTGCAGGCTTGCAAATGGCCCGTGCACCTGGTTGGCGGCGGCTTTTTCTTCCTGCACCAGTGCGGGTAGCTTGTTCAGCACGGCGTTCACTCAATCACCCCCGAAGCTGCAGTCCCCGTCGATGTAGACGACCTTCAGGGCGCTGCGGGCACCTTCCACCCATTCGGCCATCATGTCGATGTAGCTGCGCATTTCCTGGCGGTCGCTTTCGCTGGCCTGTGCCAGGATCGCACCCATGTGGGGCAGCACGCCGGCGGTGCCGACGAAGGCGCGCACGGCTGCGGCCAGCTCCATGGGCGTCATGCCGGCGTCGTGAATAGCTGCTTCACCGCGCGCGGCCTGGGCCTTCAGGTTCAGCAGTTCCTGCTGGGCCTGCTGCCGAAGATCGGCCTGCCGTTCGACCATTTCTTCGGCGTCGGACAGCTCTGCACGCAGTCGGTCGATCTCTGCCTGGGCTTCCGGGCTGATCCCGCCGGCGGCAGCGGCTTGGGCGGCGCGGGCTTCGGCGTCCTGGGCAGCGCGGGCTTCAGCGTCTGCACGGGCTTCAGCTGCGGCCAGCTTAAAGCGCAGCTGACTGCGTTCGTGGGCCGCCTGGGCGTCGTGGCTGCGAAGGTTGCCTTCCACTTCCCGGCGCTTTGCTTCGGCCTGATCGGCGCGCTGGTTGGCCTTTTTCACTTCTTCCTGCAGCTGGCGCAGGGTCAGACCTTCGTCCTGCGCGCGTTGGGCCATGGCTTCCCGGTCTTCAGCGCTGGGCAGCTGCAGGCATGCCTGTATCTTCGTGAAGGGCAGCTGTGCCAGGGTGCTGCCTTCGGGCACCTGCCGGGCGGCCTGCATCATCCGCTGTGCCTGTCGGACGGTGAAGCCGGTGTTCTTTGCCACCCAGGCTTCCCATTCGCCGTGGGGCACCAGATCGCCGGCTTTGGCTTCGTTCAGGCACTGGCCCACAGCCAGCAGGTGGCCGGCGGCGTTCGTCATGTGGTCGTGGATGCGGTATTCGATCACGGCCAGCTGCGCAGCCTTATCGGGGGCCAGGGCCATGCCGGTGGTCGTCAGATTGGTTTCACTCATGGCTGCCATCCTCCTTCGTCAAGTCAGGCCACATTGGCAGCACTTCAGCGCGCTGCACGTTGCTGCGTCCCATGATCATGCACAGGTTCGGATTCCCGCAGCAGGCTCCGTGGTAGTGCGCGTCGCGCTGCTGACGATTGGCGAAGGCCAGGGCCTGGCCGTGGCACTGAATCACTGATTTGTTCTGGTAGTCCACGCGGGAATAGAAACGCGGGCACACGGCGCGGTCGCCGGGCCGCAGGTATTCGTCCGGGGTAAACGGGCGGCATCGGCCCTCTGCCAGGTGCTGTTCCACCACTGCCATGGGCAGGCGTCCGCTGCCGATCTGGCGCAGCAGCTGCACCGTGGCGGCGGTGTCGCGGTCGTTGGCGTCGTTCCATAGCATGTACATGCGGCCGCCGATCAGCTTGTGCTGGGCCATGATCATGGTCAAACCAAAGAAGTCATCGGGGCATTCCTTCGCCATGGCGACCAGGAATTGAGCCGCGCCGGGGTTTCCATCTGCCAGCAGGGTGAAGATCTGTTCGATGGGCGTCTGGTTCATGTTTCATCCTCCTATTCAAAAGCGACAGCGCTGTCGCTTTTCAGTTGTCGAACGGCGTCGGCTCGTTCACCTGAGTGAATCCCTGATCATCCAGGGGGCGGTGCGGATCAATGCGCAGCTGTTCGTTCACCACGCGGGGGCCTTCCAGGTTGACGCGGGGCACCCACAGCAGGCGCACAGGCTTGCCTGCGATGCTCTTGTTCCGGGTGTTTTTGCCGCCGGTGGTGTCCGGGGCGATCAGGCCGTCTTCGGCCATCTGCTTGTGCAGGATGCGCGACGTCAGGGGGAAGGCTTCGCCCTTGTCGCGGTATACTCTGCACACGGCGGTGTAACTGGCTTCGGGGTGCAGGTAGAAGTATTGCGCGTCCATGTATCCGATGTTGTTCGCGCCGGGTTCCTTGCTGCCGGTGTCCGTCAGATCGACCACCGTTGCGGCCTTGGTCAGCAGCAGTTCGTTGATCACCCGCAGGAACATGCGGCTGGGACGTTCATCGCGGCTTTCTTCGCCCTGGGTCTTTGCGTTGGTGATGATGTCCCGCACGGCCTTCTTCAGTTCGTCATGGAAGAAGGTGTCGCCCGTATCTTCTATGACGCCGGTGTCGATCAGGAAACGGATGTACATTTCGTAGCCGATCACAAGGTGGGCAATGGTTCCGGGGGCGCGACTGTGGCCCACCTTCAGCTTCTGCGCTTCCGCGCGCAGCTCTTTGAAACGTGCGCCCAGCGTGTCGGGCAGCGTGTCCATCTGTGGGATCAGCCATTCGATGTACCGGCGCATCATGTGCGCCAGCGCGCCGGCTGCGGCCTTGTCTTGCATATACGTCATAATATCGTCTGCGGGAATGTCGTCCTTCCCGATGTTAATCACATAGTAGCGGGCCTCGCCGCTGTCGCGGATGTTGGGCATGTCCTCGCCGCTGATCATGGCCAGGGCGCGGGGCGGCATGCTGCCCTGCACGGTGCGGTCGGCGTTCATGCGGCCACGCTGGGCCAGGTCGCCGAAGGCGCGGGAGAGCTGCTGCGCCATGTCTTCCATCTTTTTGCGGGCCTGCAGGTTTCCTTCCGGGTGGTAGTCGTCCACAGCGATGACCATGTCCTTCAGGTCGAAGGCTTTCTTGCGGACGTAGTTCGCGGTGTCATTGAATGACGCCGGCAGGTTCAGGCTGGTGAAGCGGCCGAAGAAGGACAGCATCAGCGCGGAAATGGACGACTTGCGGGTGCCGGTACCACCCACCAGGTACAGGGAAAAGGCAGGCGGGAAGCCGGCAGCGCGCAGCGCTTCACGCAGCGGGGCCAGGAAGATGAAGGACACCAGCGGCGTCATGATGCGCCGGTTGAAGCTCATCAGCACGCAGGCGATTTCCAGCAGTTCGTCGTCTTCCTTTTCGGGTATTTGGTACCCTTCGTCCAGGCAGTAGTCGTCCAGGGCTGTGCCCAGGTCAACGGTGATCCCGTCCGCGCCGATCGCGCCGCCCCGGTACAGGTAGGCCCAGCGGCCGCCGATCTTGCGCCACCCGGTGTGGGTGTATTCGGTCGTGCGCTGCGCTTCGCTGTACCCGGCTTCTTCGATCACATAGCGCACCTTTTCGGTCACGGTGTTGCCGGGCAGGATGTTGGCGCGCAAGTCCCAGTTTTCCTTCACCCACTCCATGCGCTTGTATGCCTTCGCCGGCACGCGCACACGGGGAAGCGGTCGGCCGTCGCGCTGCCAGCCGTCGATGTTGTAGCAGGTTTCGGCGGTGACGCCGTCGTCGCGCATCACGATGCCGGACGCGATAGCCGTGAAGGTGCACAGCCTTTTCGGCGTGTCTTCGCTCCATGAGCTGATGCAGCCTTCGTGGACGCAGTAGCCGGGCAGGTTGTTGATGATCGCAGCGGCGCGGTCGCGGGCAGCGGTGGCGTCGGCGGCAGCCACGTCCACGGGTTCGGTGGCGTCTTCCAGGGCCTGCAGGGCCTTGATGCCTTCCACGGTGCCCATCAGCTGCAGCATGTCGGTGATGTCGCCCTTCGTGGGCAGATCAGGGCAGGCGCTGCACAGGTTCAGCAGCTTCACGCTTTCGCACACGGCGGCCAGCTTCGCGGCCACCTGCTGGCGGTCGTTTAGGCCGGCGGCGTCGTTGTCCGGCAGGATCACCACGCGGGCACCCTTCAGCAGTTCGGTGTGTTCCGGCAGCCACTTGCTGGCCCCGGATTTTGATGCGCCGCCGGGGTTGGTGGTGGCGCAGAAGCCCAGGTCGGCCAGGGTGTCGGCGTCCTTTTCGCCCTCCACGACGTACACCGTGCGGCCGTCCTGGATCGCCTTCGCCACTTCCGGCAGGCGGTAAACCACGCTGCGCACGCCGTCCAGGCTCCACACATAGCCGTCGCGCTTCGCCTTCGGGTTCGTGGGGTCTTTGCGGCGCTGCCTGAAGGTCTTCACCCGCGCGCCGTCTTCCATGCGTTCAAACCGGCAGACCTCAAACAGCACAGCGCCCTGTTCGTCGGTGTACTGGTACACCTTCGTCAGATCGCCCAGCTGCGGCTTCTGGGCGGGCTTCTGGGCGGGCGCGGGTGCCGGTGCGGGCTTGCGGGCAGGCTTCGCGCCGGGCTTTCTGTCGGGCCTTTTGCCGTCGTCAGCGAACAGGTCGGCCATCTTCAGGCCCATGGCCTGCACCACGTTGCTGGTGCTGCAGCCGGCCTGGCAGCAGACCAGGATTTTGCCGCCGTCGCCTTCCTTGACGCACAGGCTGGCGGTTCGGTCGTCATGTGCGGGGCATTTGCACATATATTCGCCGGAATCGTTCGGGCCGTGCACTTTGTGCAGCCGGCTCAGAAAGTCCCTCATGTCCATGTGCGCGCCCCCTTATCCTTTTCTTTTCATACCTTGAAGTGCTGCGATCAGTTCGCCGGGCTTGAAGCGGTACGCCTTGCCGTCTTTCTTGCAGGGAATCCAGCCTTCCCGGATGCCGCGCCGGATGGCCTTGTCGTTCAGGCCGGTCAGCTCCACGGCTTCCACCATGCCGATGGTGGCGTCTTCCTGCCTGATGATTTCCTGCAGTTCGTCCACGTCCATCAGCTTTCGGCTGCCCAGCGGCACATACGGATAGCGGCCGGCTTCGATTCCGCGCCGCAGCTGCTGCGGGGATTTACCCACCAGCGCGGCGGCTTCGTTGATCGTCTTCAGCTTCATTCGTTCGTTCCTCCTGCCTTGTCGATGGCGTCAATGGTTTCCTGCATCACGCGCATGATCTCCACGGCCTTGGCGCGGATCAGCGCCGCAGCTGCGCGTTCGTTCGGGGAAATGCGGCCGTCACGGGCGACGGCTGCGAAGGTGGTCGCCACGTCCTGGGCGCTGCCGAAGGCCACGGCCCAGCCCAGCGCAGCCTGCGCCAGGTGGCTGCCGTCTTCGTTGCCGTACCCGTCCATCAGGGGACAGCACGCGCGGATGTGCTGCCCCCGCAGGTCTGGCGTGCCGTAGGTTTCGATCATGGCCTGGACAATGTCGCAGGGCGGCAGCGTGTGGCCGTTCTCATAGTCGCACAGGGCTTCAGGGCTGCAGTATATGGCGGCCGCTGCGCGTTCGCGGTTGGCCAGCCGCTTGTCTTTCTTCGCGGCTTCCATCCGGGCCGCCCGGTAGATATTGTCCTTCATGGGTTTCCCTCCACTTATCCACAGGAATGCGGATTCTCTTGTGGATAACTATTTAATAATCGTCGCCGGTGCGCCATGCCTTGTTCGGATCGGGCCGGGCGGGCGGCTGCTGGCTGGCGAAGCTGGTGCAGAATTTGCCTTCTTCGGCGACCGGGCAGGTGTCCTTGTGGATGCAGTTCACGCAATCAGGCGCGGGGCGCTCTGTTCTTTTCATGGCGGGTTCTCCTTTCGTCGCGTCGTGCCCGGCGCAGCACCCGGTTGCGGTACTTCTTCCGAGTGCGGGCCTTCCGGGCGTGGGTGATGTAGTGGATTTCCTTGTCGGTGCCGTAGCGGGCGATCAGATCGGCGTCAGTGACCACGCGGGCCGTGCCGATCAGCGCCGCAGCTGCTTCGCCGGCAGCCTTCGCCATCTGGCGCAGCGCGTAGCTGAAGGCGTCCAGGCCGTCGGCTCTGATTTCAATGATCGGCCCCTTCGGATCGCTGCGCAGGTGCACGACGGTCGTGTCCGGCTTCTTCGACATGATCAGCGGGACGGGCTTCATTTCGTGCATTTCGTCGAAGATCGAACAGCCGCCCCAGGCCAGTCCCGGGCCGTCCAGGTCATGCTGTGGCAGGTTCAGGTTCTTCTTCAGGAATTCATGATAGTCTTCAGCGGCCTGGGCGTCGATCTTTTCCCACATGGCCTTCGCTTCTTCGTAGGTGGTCGGGTACCCGCTGTACGGGTTCGACGTGGTCGTGATCGTCATGCCGTCCCGCATCGGCGTGTATGCGCGCATCTGATCGGCGGCGCTGGCGTCGGCCTTCATCTTGTCCAGCGCCTGCTGCCGGATGCGTTCCCATTCCGGCGGCTTGTAGAAGGCATACTGTTCGTACTTCTGAAGGGATGGGCTTTTGATGCGGAAGATGCGCCGCAGGAAGTCAAGGAACCGGCTCATGCTTTCACCTGCCAATCTTCGCAGCAGTCCAGGCCGTCGGTCGGCTTGCGGTCGCACTTGTCGAAGAACGTGCAGCTGCTGCAGGCGATGATCTGGCCCATCTGCGGGTTCTTTTCCTTCGGCATGATCGTCACCGTGCCGGTGGCCTGATCATAGACGCCCACCAGGCCGGGTACCCGGTGCACCGTCACATAGCGGGGCGTGGTGAAGTTCCCGGCGATGTCTGCCTTGACGGCGGCTTCGCAGTAGTTGCCGGTCAGGCCGCTGTGGGCCTGCTGATCGGCTTCGTCGTACAGGGCGTAGAAGTACACATTCAGCAGTTCGTTCACTTTCATGCCGTGGCCTCCTCGATGCTGTCGCAGGCTTCCTCGATGCTGCTGATGGCGTCTTCCAGGTTGCTGATGGCTTCTTCGGCCTTTTCGCCGCGCTCAGACATCTGGATGCCTTCGGGCATGTTGTCGTAGTATTCCTGTTCTTCGTCCTTCAGGGTTTCCAGTTCGTCGCGCAGGGTGTTCAGCTGTTCGATGATCTCCTGCAGGCTCTTGCGGCGGGGCTTATTCATGCCAATACCTCCATGTTTCGGTCGCGGATCGGGTGAATGGTGACAGGTAAATTTGATCACGTTTGTGATACGATTGGTATTATAAACCACGATTTCAAATAAATCAATACCAAAAAAGCAATTTTCATAATTTTGTGGTAAATAAAAACACAAAAGGGCAAAATGCGGTATGATATGGCACAGAACAAACGACAGGGGGCAGGGTATGGACATTCTGAAAAAACGCATGCGCGATCTGCGGGAAGACAACGACATGAAGCAAAGCACACTTGCCGAAGCCTTGAACATTTCGCAGTCTGCTATTTCCGGGTATGAATGCGGCAGGGAACCGCCGCTGGAAGTCATTTTTCAGTATGCTGACTTTTTCGGTGTGTCCGTTGAATACATGCTGGGACTGACAAACGAAAAGAAGCCGCGCACCGATCTGGATGAACAATCATTCAATCGGATGGCAGCAGCTGCTGAAAAGCATGGCACCATTGCCTTCACACGCAGCGACATCACGCAGCTGGCCGGGGCCTTCGTGGATTATTTCAAAGCCGGCGCACCGGCAGGCAATGCACCCATGGAATGCGTGACGGCCTTCCTGCCGGCCATGGGCCGGGTGCTGGACGCTGCAGCCCGTCAGGACGTGGCGGCGATGCTGGTCGCCTGCGACGACGTCGCCCAGGCTGGCCTGAAGATCACCGGCGCGCTGGGGCATGTGCTGGGCGTCGCGCAAGAGGGCGAAAACCAGAAAACGACATAAACGGGGAAAAAGCGGTACAAACGGGGAAGTCGTTCCGGGGCAATTACACAAAAAATTACACCGAATTACACGGCATTTTTTCGGGGTGTACATTGGAAGGAATTTTTCCAATTACACATTACACCTAATTTTACACATACCCCCTATATACTTTTTGCAAAGGTGGTTATTTTCGCATGGGTAGCATCGAACAGCGCGGCCCGAACAGCTGGCGCGTGGGCGTGCAGGTGCAGACGGAAAACGGCCGCAAATGGATCAGGCGGTCGCTGAAATTCTCCGAAGCGCTGTCGCCGGCACAGCAGCGCCGGCAGGCTGAAAAGGCGCTGCATCAGCTGGAAGCCGACGTGGAAAACGGGAAGGCCAGGGCGAACCAGAACATGACCGTGGACGACCTGGCCGCGCTCTGGATGCGGCGGCACGTCCTGGCGAACCTGTCGCCGGTCACGGCGAAGAATTACAAGCACCTGCTTGACCGGCGCATACTGCCGAAGCTGGGCAGCATCCCCGTGGAAAAGGTGACGCCCGGCGTGATCGCCGACTTCATGGCCGCGATCAGGGAAGAAGGCCGCATCAGTCAGCTGAAGCCGGAAGAAGAATTGAAGACGAAGCGCCGCCCCTCAGACGTGGCCCGCCTGGCAAAGAAGCCGGACGCGCCCCTGTCCGACAAAACGCTGCGCACCTATTACGACACCCTGTTCCAGATGTTTGAAAAGGCGGTGCGCTGGGAAATACTCTGGCGCAATCCCGTGGCCGCCGTGGATCGCCCGCGCTTCCGTAGCAAGCCGGTCAAGTTCCTGGACGATGACCAGGCCGTGCAGCTGCTGCGTGCCCTGCAGGGCGAAGAAAACATGTCCTTCCGCTGCGCCGTGCTGCTGGCACTGACCTGCGGCCTGCGCCTGGGCGAAGTCGGTGCGCTGACATGGGCCGACGTGAATTGGAAGAAGTGCACCATCGACATATCGAAGGCCGCGAAGTACACACCGGCCGCCGGCTCCTTCGTCGGCGACACCAAGAGCGAATCCAGCGACCGCACGATCACCCTGCCCGCCGGCATGATGGCCCTGCTGGATGAAACGAAGAAGCACCACGACTATCTGGCCGAATTCCTGGGCGACCGCTGGCGCGGCGTCGGCCGGATCGTCTGCAGCTGGGACGGCTCCCCGCTGCACCATGACACGCCGTCGAAGCAGTTCCGCACCTTCGCAGACAAGCACGGCTTCACCGGCGTGCGCTTCCACGATCTGCGCCACACCCACGCCACGCTGCTGTTCGCGTCGAACATTGACGCCGTGGCCGTGGCCAGCCGCCTGGGCCACGCGAAGGCCGACACCACGCTGCGCATCTATGCCCACGCCCTGAAGCGCCGCGACGAAGACAGCGCCCTGGCCATGCAGGCGATCCTGGACAGGGTAGAGGACACCTGAAGACAAACAAAAAAAGCGCAGGCATGACGCCTGCGCTTTACTTTTGCCCCTATTCACTTCTGCACCCTGTGCACCCAAAGTGCACCCCGGCGGCCTTCGTGCCGCTTTCTGCCTGTTACGCATGCACAAAAAAATGATGCAAGGTTTTTACACCTTGCATCAAAATCATGGTCGAGGTGACAGGATTTGAACCTGCGACCTTTTGGTCCCGAAAACCCCGATGAAGCACATGCCCGCCCTGGGCTGTTACATTTCGCCGTCCGGCGTTCCGTTTCCTGCCTGTTTGTTTCGTTTTCT